ACGATGGGGCAGCTGCTGAGTCTTCCGCTCGTGATCGCCGGCCTGGCGCTCATCATCTTTGCTCGTCGCCGCAACCAGCCCCAGCGCGTCTACCTGGACGCCTAACCACCACAAAGGGGACAGGCACCTTTGTGGTGGTTCGCTGGGCAACGATGACAGAACCGTAACGTTTCCCCAGATAAAACCTGCCAAAATAAACCTGTCCCTTTTTGGCAGGTTTCTAGAAAGGCTTTCGGACTGTGAAGGATTCCGACCTCTCCACAACGGCTGCGCGCGACGCCGCCCGCATCGTCTGGTTTAAGCGCTACCCCGCCAAGCAGACGCTCATCGCATTTTTGCTCGCGCTGTTGGCGACCACGGCGTTTTCCATCGATCCCGCCCCGGTGTCGAGCAACGCAGTCTTGGCGATTGACCCCAAAGCCTCGGGCATGCTGTACGTGTGCTACGAGGTACTCCTCTCGTTTGCCGGCCATACCGACGCGGTCATGCTGCTTGCGCTTGCCTGCCTGCTCACCTTGCCGTTTCGCTACGTGTTCTTTGGCCGTGGCGACACCTGGCGTCCATCGATCATTCTGCCGTCGCTGTTCTTCGCCATCTGCATGGTGTTCGGTCGCAGCTACGATCTCACCGACTCGGCCGAGATTGTCCTTGGCGACAAAGCTCGCATCATCTGCGCCTGGATTGGCGGCGCGGGCTGGATGCTCCTGGCGATCGTTGCCTTCTACCTTGCCTTTGAGTGTCTAGATTGGCTGAGCTCTCGGCGCATCCCGTTTTCCGAGGCGCACTTTGGCCGCATATGGCGTGTGGCTCACGCCGTGCTCTCGGTCCATCCCTTTGCCGGGCCCTTCCTGGTGCTTATGATCGCCTGGGCGCCCACGCTCATCGCTTCGCTGCCCGGCCTTTTTATGGGGGACACCGGCGCGCAGATTCGTCAGTGGTTCAACTATCCCAATGGCACGAGCGACTACCTGCGCCTGCTCAACCCCAACGTGCTGCTCAACGGGCACCATCCCGTAGTGCACACGGCCATTATCGGCTCGTGCGTTCAACTGGGGCTTTCGCTGTTCAACAGCGCTAACGCGGGCCTCATCATCTATACCTGCGCTCAATTTGTCATCACGGCTGCCTGCATGGCCTATTCCATTTCGTCGCTGCGCAAACTGGGCGTGAGCCTGCCGGTTCGCGGTACGATCCTGCTGTTCTTTGCGTTTATGCCGATGTTCTCTAACTACGCGGCCCTGCTCACCAAAGACGTGCTCTTTGCCGACGCGTTTTTGGTGCTGCTGGTACAGACCGTCAAGCTCGTGGCATGTGGTTTGCCCCGTCGTGATGCCAATGTCGAGCGAGCGGGCGAGAAAGCCCCCGCGCTCTTTGCGCGCCACGACTGGCTGCTGCTCGCTCTGGGCGCCATCGGTTCCACGTTTCTGCGCAACGGCGGCCTGGTGTTTCCCCTGGCGGCATGCGTAATCGCGGCGGCGTTTTGCGCATGGGACGCGCATGCGGCTCGTCGCGCAGCCAAGCAGGCTGGTACTGCGCCTTCGGGCGGCATCCCGCGCTTCCGCTGGGTGGGAGTTCTTGCGGTGCTTGCACTCTGCCTTGCCTCTAATATGTACTTCACCAAGGTTTTTATGCCGGCGCACGACATCACGCCTGGTTCCAAGCGCGAAATCCTCTCGATTCCGTTCCAGCAGACGGCTCGTTTCGTCCAAAAGCACGACGGCCTCAACTCGGGCGTCAACCCCACGGTAAAGGAGGACGGCACCATCGTGGAGGCTCCTTGCGACGGCTTGGTGACCGATGAAGAGCGTTCCGTGATCGACCGGGTACTCAAGTACGACAATCTGGGCCACCGTTACGACCCGGATAAGTCGGACGCCGTCAAAAATTGCTTTAACGAGTACGCCTCGCAGGAGGACATCAAGGCCTATTTTGAGGTGTGGGCCCAGATGTTCAAAAAGGATCCCGAGTGCTATATCTCGGCGCTCATCAATAACTACTACGGCTACTTTTATCCGAGTGCCCGCGATGCGTGGGTCTACAGCACGGCGCGCAGTGCCGAGATTATGGCACGCCCCGATAATCTCAAGTACTTCGACTTCCATCCGGTCGATAGCAAGGTCGTGCGCTGGTGTGACCACCTGAGCAACCTGTATCGCGTGGCAGTACAACGCGTCCCGTTTATCTCGCTCACCATGAGCTCGGCCACCTATGTGTGGATCATGATCGCCGTGGTGGTCTATCTGCTACGTCGTCATTCGTGGCGCGGGCTGGCCATTTGGGTGCCGCTGCTGGGCGTGCTCGCCATGTGCCTGATCGGTCCCTGCAACGGCTCGACCTACATGCGCTACCTGTATCCGGTCATCGTCTGCATGCCCTTTGCCATCGGCGCCACCATCACCCGCAGTGACCTCCTCTGGTCCTAATGTGGTGCAAAGGGGACAGGTTACTTGGCGCCAAGGGGTTGCATCATCACGACGCCTTCATTTTGGGGTTTATCTCGCAGGCCAGTAGGTATATCATAACGACTGATATTTACTGGCAATAAAACAGCAGGTAGAACGCTTGAATAAACTGATTTAGTCCCTAAAAGTCCCTATGAGACAAGTCCAGCGTCCGCGAACGCGTCGGTCACGGTGTTGACGAGCATCATTAAACTCGCCCTGACGTAGTGCTTCGCGGACACGCTTGAGCCTGAGTGACCCATCAATATTTCCAGCGTTGCGGGAGGTATCCTGACCTCGTACTCCCAGCTGGTTCGCCAAGAGTTTCGTAGGTTTCTTATCGGGTGGTACTCGAACCCGAGACGCTTCGCCTCATTCTCCCAGATGACCTTCATCCGCGCCGACGTCAGAGGCTCGCCCTTCATGTTCTCGATGAACAGGGAGTGGCGCCCCTCGATTCTCGCGTCGGCTATCTCGGCTAGGCGCTCGCCCCACCTGCCGGGTACGACTACGCTTCTCCGGCTGTTCTCGGTCTTAACGCGATCGACGACACCCTGTCCGCGAACCGCCTCGCGATTGATTGGGACGACGGCGCATACAGTTCCGTTGTCGGCTTTGACCAGCTCGACCGACGCCGGGTCAACGGCGGCCGCCTCTCCCGGTCGGCATGACCCGAATGCGCACAGCAAGAACAATCCCTCCATGCGAGAGCCACGCAGCAGCTCTGCCATGCGCATGAGTTCGGCAAGGTCGTATATCCCCTTATCCATCTCCGCGACTGAGTCCGGCAGCATGAGTCCAACGGAGGTCGGATCGCTGTCGGCAAGCTCGAACTTAACGGCAGTGCGGTAGATGCCCGAGAGCATGTTAATCGCACGCTGTGCCTGGTTCTTCGTCATGCCGTCGAGCCATTCCTGTATCGTGAGCGGCCTCACCGCCCCCAGCTTGCAGCCGCCGAACTTAGGCTCGACGTACCTGCGCCATGTCGACCTGTACATGTTCAGCGTGTTCTCCGCCAAGCGCTTCTCGCATGACGGCCAGTACAGCGTGTCGAACACGTACCTGACCGTGTGCTGCGTGCGCTGGTTGGTGGAATGAAGCTCTATCAGCCTGTCGCGTTCCGCCCTCGCCTCTGTCAGCGTCCCGGTGAAGTTCGCGCTCAAGCGCCTGTAGCCCTTTCCGTCGCCCTTGTCTCCCCAGTACCTAATCCTGTAGCGGTTTCGGTCTAAACGGGCGATAGAACCCTTCTCAGCGCGTTTCCGTGGCATAATTAACCTGCTTTCCTACCGTGTGTGGGATAAGTCCTCTGGAGGCGTCGTTCATCTTGGCGGGTGGCGGCGCCTCCTGCTTTTTAGTTCCTGACCGAGTACCGCTTGCCGCAGTGGTTGCAAAGGTATTCGCGCTTTCCCTTCCTGCCCATCGCGGCACCGACCACCATGCCCTCAAGGCCGAACGTCTCCGCGCCTATGAGCGCCTTTCCCGCGCTCGTGGACTTCGCCGTGTTGTTCAGGAGCGTGACGTCGGTCGAGTCGCACTTGGGACAGCGGAGTCCGGCCTTGCGCTGTGCCTTTTTCACCTTATCGGGGGTCGTGTCGAGCGCTGCACGGTTGAGCGTTGCGTTCGGGTTGGCAGGAGCGTAGCCCTTTTCGGCAGTTTCGGGCTTCGCGGCTGAGGTTGGCTTCTTCTTGTCGTCCTGTAGCTCGCGCCTGCCCCATTCGGTGTTTCTGAGTACCAAGGCGCAGACCAGGCAGACGGCGAACGCGGCGCACCAGTACGGCGCGTTCGGCTTGTACTCCTCGACGATAAGCGTGCATGCCGCCACTGGCAATGTCACGAGAAAGCCGATGCCGCCCAGCAACAGGACGATTAGCTCCACCAGAAACGGCGGCTCTTTGGTTTTAGCCATTACGCACTCCTCTTAGAACGCTTGGAATCTCGCGTGGACTCTTTGCTTTTAGCGCTTTGGAACTCCGCGTACTCGTCGATTTTCTCTTTAGAGGTCGGCGTGCAGTTGCGGTAGTCGTCTAGAAGCGCTTCTTCGTCTTTTGTCAGCGGCGGCGGTGCGTATCGCGTCGGCTCCCTGCCGACCAGTTCGTCGAGCGTGACGCCGAGAGATTCGGCGATCGTAATCGCGTTCGCGATTGACGGCACGCGCTTTCCGTTCATGTAGCTTGAGATGGCTCCGCTACTCATTCCACAAAGCCTACACAAGTCGGCAGGCTTCATATTTCGGCTGTCGAGGATGCCTTGCAGCCCAGCTAGAAGGGTCATTTTTGTCTCCTTTCCTCCTAGTTGGGAGCAATTTTACCCAAATTGTCGTTGACATAGCGCCGTATCAGGCGCATTATGCAAAACCAGAAGCGCCGGATAAGGAGCATATAGCCAATCAAGTTCACACGAGAAAGGAGGAACCGCTGGTGAATACCTGCGCAAAGAACGTCTCGGAGTACATCGAGTCAAAGGGAATCACCCAGCAGAAGATTGCCGATTTGCTCGGACTCGGATGGAACGCAACTCACGCAAAACTCACAGGTGAGCGCCCGTTCACTCTCCAAGAGGCCGTTATCCTCGCCGACTTTATCGGCTGTTCGCTCGACTGGCTTACTGGGCGCGATTCAGACCAGTAGCCTCCAACCGCGTTTTTCCTCGCGGACTCGACTGTAACTCTCCTTTCTATTTGACAGCTCAACGACTGCCCTCGTGTTGTTTGTCGCCACTTACCAAGTTCAGTTCGTCTCCTTGCTGAACACCCTACTAGCAGCCGAGTCCGCGCGGGAAACCGCGCAATGTCCCAGACGGGACGCGCACTTTGAGTACCGAATATTCGCCCCGAGAGGGGTAGGACCCAATCGGCATTGCGCCGTGCGGGTGGTAAGCCGTGAGTGCCAGACCGCGTCGCGCGGTAACCACGGACATGCTGGGGTTTTGTGACCTTGCCCCAGCCGCCAGCGGCGACAGCAGCCGATACGGGCATCGGAAAACCCAGACCGCCATTTGCCCTTCGGCGGTCGCGTCGTTTAAGAAGATGTGTACAGCAGCCGTGTCGGTTGCCGTCGCCGCTGGCAAACACGTTCTCGGTAGTGTAACGGTTTTAGCACGGCTGACTCTGGTTCAGTCAATCAGGGTTCGATTCCCTGCCGAGAAGCCATCGCGGGATAGAGTACAGGTAACTCAACGGCCTCATAAGCCGTGACATGGGGGTTCGAATCCCCCTCCCGCTACCAACATGGGGCAACCCAGCGGAGATGTATTGCCTCCGTATTGTTTGCCCCACCATTTGCGTGTAGCTCAGCTGGTAGAGCGCCCGGCCGTTAACCGGGAGGTCGCAGGTTCGAGGCCTGCCGCGCGAGCCATGCCGCCAATTCCACTAGGGGATGACGCACGCAGGGGATTACGTTGCCCTTGCCTGGGTGAATGGTTCGATCCCATTTGGCGGTTCCTTTGGTGCGTAGCTCAAGGGTCAGAGCACTCTGTTGATAACGGAGAGGTTGCTGGTTCGAATCCAGCTGCACCAACCATTGCCGTCTTAGTTCAAAGGTAGAGCGCCGGTCCTCCAAACCGGTAATGCGGGTTCGACTCCCGCAGGCGGCTCCACTTTCGGAGCATTGGCACAGTAGCTACTGCAGCGGGTTGCTAACCCGTAGACCTCACACGAGGCCCGTAGGTGCAAGTCCTACATGCTCCGCCAACGGAGGGTTGGCAGAGAGGATTATCGCAGCTGTCCAGAAAACAGTAGGCCGTTAGTAGCGACCCGTGGGTTCGAATCCCACACCCTCCTCCATTTTCGTCGTCATAGCCCAAGGGGTAGGGCGGCTGTCTCCTAAACAGCAGGCTGAAGGTTCGAGTCCTTCTGGCGACTCCATGTGCTGCTGGCCGAACAGCTAGGCAGCGGAGTGCAAATCCGCGCAACCAGGTGCGACTCCTGGGCAGCACTCCACAGGCGCGTAGCTCAACAGGTAGAGCAGCGGTCTCCAAAACCGTGGCGGAAACGCCGATGGGGGTTCGAATCCCTCCGCGCCTGCCCATTTCCTCAAAACCAAATACCTAAGAAGGAGGTAACTGATGGTTTATATTTCCTACCCCTCTCTCGAAGTAAGCTCGTGTAGCAGCACAAAGGCTAATGTCGTCGTGAATCTCGTTTTGACCGCAGACGATGCAGATATGCTGCGCGGCTGCAAATCGGCCGATTCCGTCGCACATGTCCTGTTGCTCGCGCTCCGACGCAGGCTCTATCAAGGCATGCCCGACACCCATTACATCGGCACGACCTGGTGGGGAAACCGTCCGGCAAAGCCCAAAATCGAGCGTGTCATCTTCCATGACCCCGCGACCATCGTCTACTGGAAGGACGGCACTAAGACCGTCGTCAAGGCACAGAACGAGAAGTTCGACAAGGAGAAGGGCCTGCTCGCCGCGATCGCCAAGAAGGTCTACGGCAACAAGGGCAGCTTCAACAACGTCATCAAGCACTACGTCGAGGAGTAGCCGATGGAAAATTGTCCAGTCATCGACGGGACGTGTCTTTCTGAACTCAAGCCGATCGAATCTTTTAAAAATGAGCCAGAGTTCATCAGAATCGAAATCGACCCAGAGTACAAGGACGTTTTCGAGGATTGCCTAGAGAGCGCAAAGCCGTTGAGCGATGACGTGTACATCTATACGGCTCTCGGCATGTTCCTGTCGAAGGTCTATCCAAATCAAGACACAACCGAATAGCACGAAAAAAGCCCCTGCCACATTCCACCGCGCGGGGGCTTTGACCTGAAAGGAGGTCGGCATGAGTGTAGCAGATTTGCAGCTGTTCCAGAATGAGCGGTTCGGCAAGTTGAGGATTTGCAGCTCACCTGACGGCGATGTTTGGTTCGCCGCCGCCGATGTAGCAAAGGCGCTCGGCCATCGAGACGCAAACCACATCACCCGAATGCTCGACGATGATGAAAAGAGCTGGTCAGGCGATGTCCCCCTTTCTGAGGGGGAGATGTCTCTTGACGGAAGGGAGCGCAAGGGTGGCCTTCGAGTCATCAACGAGTCTGGCTTCTACCGCGCAGTTCTTAAATCTATCAGCCCGAACGCCGCGCCGTTCCAGCGCTGGGTCACTCACGAGGTCCTGCCGTCAATTCGAAAGGATGGCGGCTACATCGCCGCCAGCGCCGAGGACAGCGACGCCGACATTATGGCGCGCGCACTGCTGATTGCGAACAAGACCATCGAGGAGCGCGACAGGCGCATCACGCAGCTTCTTAACGAGAACCGTACGCTCGGTTCGAAAGCGAGTCTGTACGACAGCTTCATGTCCGGTGACGGGCTGCTTTCGATCCGAGACGCGGCCAAGCTGCTCAAGAGCCATGACCGCACCGTCGGACAGAACTGGCTTACTGAGCAGCTGCGCTACCACAAGCTGCTCGAGAAGCGAACTCGCAAGGCGACGGCAACGGCAATCAATCGCGGATACATGCAGGAGCGCATGTTCAAGATTAAACACAAGGACGGCCACGAGACCGTAGACCATTACGGCTGTCTCACGACCAAAGGACTCGACTGGTGCTGCCGAAACCTCGGGCTTCACTTCGCGCCGTTTTCCGATGGTGATAAAGATGTGCTCTAACACCGACAAGGGCTTGGCGGCCGATAGCGCCAAAGAGCTTGTCCGCGTCATCAATGTCTGCATCAGGGCGCTCGCCGAGGACGCGAACGAATCGGAGCATCCGCAGCAGTCGGCGCTGTCGATCGCAATGGCGGCTGGGCTACCAGCAAAGATGACCTATACGGTCGCCGAGTGCGGCAAGTTCACTGGACTCGGGCAGGACAGGCTCCGGCGCGACCGCGAGAAGGGCCTTATCGACTTCATCGAGCCTGACGGCGAGCGCGGCGCACGCATCAGCGTCAACGAGCTTGACCGCTATCTCAAGGACATCGGAGCACTGCTATGACGACGTTCCGAGTCGATTTCGTCCGTGGCAAGGATAGGCCGCGCTTCACTGGCACAGGCCGCACCTACACGACCAAGCGGACGCACGATGATGAACAGGCGATTCGAGCGGCCTATATTGATGCAATCGAGAAGGAGGGCAACGTTCTCCCGGCTGAGCACCAGACCGGGCGTGAGCCTTTCATCTTATTGGTCGATGCGTACCGCGCCCTCCCCAAGTCGCGCCCGAAGAAGGTCCTCTGCGAGGAGGACACCTTCAAGCCCGACTGGGACAACATCGGCAAGCTCGTGTCAGATGCCCTCAACGGTCTGGCTTGGAAGGACGATTGCCAAGTCGTGAAGGCCGACATAAGCAAGTGGCCTCGTATGAGGGGCCTTGAGAACGACCGCATGGTCATCACAGTCATCCCGCTCGGACTGATGAACATGGACGAGGTAGCGGAGGTGGACCCATGTCGATCGCAGGCGAAAACAAGTACTTCACGCTAATCAGGACTCCAGACGGCGACAACGACGCGTGGTTGGCTCAGCGCCGCAAGGGAATCGGAGGTTCGGATGTCGCTGCCATTATGGGACTCTCTCATTATCGCGGGCCATACGAGGTCTGGGCAGAGAAACTTGGATACATCCCGCCAGCAGACCTCTCGGACAATGAGGCTGTTGAATGGGGGAACATCCTCGAACCCGTCGTGGGTGGTCATTACGCCAGTCAGCACCCAGACCGCATTGTCAGGCGCGTCAACGCCGTCTGCCAGAGCATCGAGCGACCCCACGCCCAAGCGTCCCTAGACTACGAGGTCAAAGACCCCGAACTCGGCTGGGGAATCTTGGAAATCAAGACCGCGTCGCTCTACAGGGAGCACGACTGGGACGAGGGCGTGCCCATCTACTACATCACGCAGATTACCCATTACATGAGCGTCACTGGGCGCAAGTTCGCGGACGTGGCCGTGCTTATAGGCGGCCAGATTTACAAGGAGTTCCGCGTCATGCGCGACGAGGACGACGTCCGAGCCGTCAACAAGGAGGTCGACGACTTCTGGTCGATGGTCGAGAGCGATACCGAGCCGCCGATCGGAGAGGTCGGGGCCGAAATCAAGGCCCTGCTGGCAAAGCACCGGACGCCCGGAGAGCTGGTCGACATGGACAGCACGCCCAAGGAGGCAACCGACTGGCTGAAAGCCAAGGAGTCCCGAGACGCTGCGGTCAAGGAATACCAAGGGGCCGTCAACAGGCTGTGCCAGCTAATCGGTGACAACCGAGGGATTGTCACGCCGGACGGCAGGTTCACCTGGTCGCGCTACAAGAAGAACGGTCAAGACACGAACGGCGGCATCAGGTTCGCCGCCGCCAAGAAAGAAAAGGAATAACTTTGGGAGCTATCACACAGGCGAAACAGGAGATTAAGCAGTCCCAGCAGCAGGACAACTCCTTCGCCGGACTTATCAAGCGCTGCGCACCGCAGCTGCAGGCGGTCATGCCCAAGGGGGCGACGCCCGAGCGCCTTACCCAGCTGGCGATCGCCACCTACAAGCAGACTCCAAAACTCGCCGAGTGCTCCGTCCAGAGTATCCTCGCGTGCTGCATGAAGTGCGCGGAACTCAACGTCGAGCCTAACGACATTATGGGCAACGCCTACATCCTGCCGTACTACAACAACAAGACCCATCGCATGGAGGCGCAGTTCCAGCTAGGCAAGAACGGCATGTTGGATCTTGTCCGACGCTCCAAGCAGGTAAAGACCATCCGAACCCAGTGCGTCTACGGGGGCGACGACTTCGAGTACTGGGAGGACGAGACGGGTGTGCATTTCAGCTTCAAGCCGAACCTGGATGCCGACCACGATGCCAAGAACCTCAAGCTGGTCTACATGTCCTGCCATTTGAAGGACGGCGGCTTCGTCTTTCTCCAAATGAGTAAGAAGGAAATCGACGAAATCAAGGAGCGCTCCAAGACCTCGAAGTCCGGGCCTTGGGTATCCGACTACGCTGCGATGGCAGAAAAGACAGTCATCCGTCGAGCGTTCAATCGAGGCCTGCTGCCGCGATCCGTCGAGGTCGCAAACACCGTCGCAGCCGATGACAGCACGCCGATCGTCCTCGACGAGGAGGGCAACCGCATCTTTGACGACCCGCTGGCTCCCGAGCCGACCGATGTGCCCGCAAACGTAGACGCCGAGACTGGTGAGATTATCGAGGAGCTTTCAGAGTAATGCCCATCAATCACGAGCTTACCGAGGACGAGCGCAAGCTGGCGCTCAAAAAGGCGACCGAGGCGCGTAAGGCACTCGCCGAGATTCGCCGCAAGATGAAATGGATGGAGGTCGAGCCGCTTGAAGTGCTCGATGCCCCAGAGGCCCAGCGTATGCGTCTGCGCAACTTCATCGCGTCCCTGCCGGGCGTCGGCAAGACCAAGACCGAGCAGATTCTGGAGGAGCTTGGCATCGACGAGAAGCGCCGCCTCGGTAGCCTCGGTTGCCGACAGCGCGACAAGATCGTGAAGCTGCTCAACGAAAGGAAGAAATAGTGTCCATCAACCGAGTTTGCGTCACGGGCAACCTGACCCGCGACCCCGAGCTTCGCGCCACCCAGAGCGGTTCGCAGGTGCTCAGCTTCGGCATCGCCGTCAACGACCGACGCAAGAACCAGCAGACTGGCGAGTGGGAGGACTATCCAAACTTTGTCGACTGCACTATGTTCGGCACGCGTGCCGAGGCCGTGAGCCGTTTCCTGGCAAAGGGCAGCAAGGTCGCGATCGAGGGCAAGCTGCGCTACTCCAGCTGGGAGAGGGACGGCGAGCGCCGTTCCAAGCTGGAGGTCGTAGTGGACGAGATTGAGTTCATGAGTCGCCGAGACGAGCAGGGCGGTGCCGTCATCAGCACTCCCACTGCTGCTCCAGTTCGCCCCGCAGCGCCCCGTCAGGCGGCTCCTGCCGCCGCTGCCGAGGTCTACGACGAGGACATTCCGTTCTAGGAGGATTCAGATGAATCTTGAGCGCGACGGCGCACCCGACGCCGGACCCAACTACGAGTGCGGACAATGCGAGTCGTTCGCGTTCATCGGCGAGAGCGGCTGCGGCTTCTGCAAGCGAAAGTACGCCCAGTGGTACGACGAGCGCCAGAGCATCGGCGCTGCGGACGTGCTTGCATGGGTGCAGGAGAACGCGATTGAGGAAAGCGACGAGCCTTGTAACGGCTTCGTCGAGTACTGATTTGTGTGCGGGTGCGGCCTTCATCGGCTGCACCCGCTTCTGGAAGGAGGTGGCTTTTGAACGAGTGCAAGACGGGCTCCGTCGTTACCGACTCGGATTTCGACCGCGAGGACTTCCGGCTGTGCATCGAGTGTCCCTGCAAATGCGACTGGTTCAAGGCCAGCTACCCGTTGGCGGGTCGTGCGAACCCGCTGGAAGGAGATGGAACCGATGGAGATTAAGACCGTCGCCGAGTACGGGCACACGCCCGAGCGAAAGCACAAGGGCGACGCTGGTGCAGACATGCGAGCCTTCATCCCGCGTCCCGTGACCATCGGGGTCGGGGAGTCCGCCTGGATTGACCTCGGCGTGAGCATGGAGATTCCCGACGGCTACTTCGGCCTGCAGGCCCCGCGCTCGGGACTCGGGTGCAACTACGGCATCTGCCTAGCGAACGGAGTCAGCATCATCGACTCGGGATACCGGGGTCCCATCAAGGCCAAGCTGCTCAACTTGGGCGAGAAGGCCTTCACCGTGTATCCGGGCGACCGCGTCTGCCAGATAGTAATCATCAAGTGCGAGAGCGTCGATTTCCTGAACGTCGACCAGCTGTCCGACAGCGACCGTGGCGCGAACGGCTACGGCAGCACTGGTGTCGAGTAGCAACACTTATATAAAAGGAGGTCAAATGGCAGATGTAAAGATTTTCGCTGAGAATCTTGAGGAGAGCGCCAAGAAGCAGGTTGACGAGATTGCATCGTGTCCGGCTTTCGAGGGTGCCACGATTCGCATCATGCCCGACGCCCACGCCGGAAAGGGTTGCGTGATCGGGTTCACAGCGAGCCTTGGTGACAAGGTTATTCCGAATCTGGTCGGAGTCGACATCGGTTGCGGAATGCTCTGCGCACCTCTCGATGAGCGTATCGACCGCGACGATTTGATTCAATTCAACCGCGACGTGAAGAAAGCTGTACCAACTGGGTTCAGCGTTCACAACGAGCCGAAATGCAGCCTTGAGAATGACTACGGTGTTGTGAATGGCGCCTATCTCAAAGGGGTCGAGCGGATTGAGTGCTCCATGGGCACGCTGGGCGGCGGCAACCACTTCGTTGAACTCGACGAGGACGAGTATGGGTATCAATATCTTGTGGTGCACACCGGTTCTCGCAATCTGGGCAAACAGGTAGCCGAGTATCACCAAGCGATGGCGCAGGAAATGTGCAAGGAAGATGTTCCTCGCGATCTCAAGTACCTCGTGAGCTTTGCGGCAGGCGCATATCTCAACGACATGCGTATCTGCCAGAGATACGCTACTGATAACCGTTTCCACATTCTCAAGCAGATTAAGGAACGCACTGGAATCAAGCTGGACCCGAGCGCTCGATTCGAGACGATGCACAACTACATATCCGATGACAACGTTATTCGCAAGGGCGCAATCAGCGCACACACTGGCGAGAAGGTCCTTATCCCGTTCAACATGCGCGACGGCTCAGTAATCGCCGTCGGCAAGGGCAACAATGATTGGAACGAGTCCGCTCCCCACGGCGCTGGTCGTGTCATGAGCCGTGCGCAGGCACGCGCCAACTTGGACACCGAGAAGTTTGTATCAGAGATGAAAGAGGCTGGCATCTACTGCCCGAGCGCCTGTGAAGCGACGCTCGACGAATCGCCTGAGGCATATAAGAGCGCCGACGAGATATTGCGGCTTATCGAGCCGACAGTTGAGGTCATCCATCACCTAAAGCCGATTTGGAACCTCAAGGCGACCGACATGAGGGGGTGGCGACATGACCGCTCCATGTAAACGTGAAACGGCATATGCCACCCCCGTAGTCGTGTTGTTCATCTTGATTGCCATTGTCGGTTGCATCGGAGGTCGGTTCAAATGAAGCACGACTGCCAAAGCTGTGCCAAGTGGGACGATTTCAGCAGCGGATACTACGGCGTGTGCGAGCGCATGGCGCAGCACAACTACCTGCTGAACATCAAGAACAAGCAGCTCTCGACGAGGGAGTTTATCGACTGCATCATCGACAGCATCACGTGCTGTGAAGATTCTTGCATGTTCTGGGCGGGTTGCAAATGCGATATGTAAGCATCTTCTCGGGAGTCGAGGCGGCGACGCTCGCTTGGGAACCGCTCGGATGGGAACCGCTCGCGTTCTGCGAGATCGATGACTTCCCGAGCGCCGTGCTCGCCGAGCACTGGCCGAACGTCCCGAACCTCGGTGACATCACAAAAGTAGATTGGAAAAAGGAGATTCATGGAGCAGTTGACCTTGTGGTCGGAGGAAGTCCCTGCCAGTCCTTCTCCATCGCAGGAAAGCGAGAAGGTCTTAAGGGAGCTTCTGGACTCATGTTCGAGTACATACGTTGTGTTCAAGAGCTTATGCCTCGGTGGTTCCTGTGGGAAAACGTCAAGGGAGCGCTCTCGTGTGAAGGGGGGGCTGCTTTCGGACAGCTCCTGCGAGAAATGGATGCCCTCGGGTACGGTTTGGCGTGGCGAGTTTTGGACGCGCAGTTCTTCGGCGTGGCCCAAAGGCGCGAACGTCTCTTTCTTGTCGGACACCTTGGAGACGCACGCGCCTGCGAAGTACTCTTTGAGCCAGAAAGCATGTGCTGGGATACTCCGTCGAGCCGAGAAAAGAGGAAAGCCGTTGCCGCCGCTTCTGGACGCTGCGTTGCGCAAGGTAGCGGAACAGGACGCCTAAACCCAGATGACCAGCACGACACCTTCTCGATCGCCGGGAACATCATCGGGCGCAAGCCCGAGAACGGCGGCAATGGGGGGGGGGTTCCAAGAACCTGGGGAACCTATGTACACCCTGACTACGATTGACCGTCCGGCGGTGGCGTTCAAGTACCACCAAGGCTCAAAAGCAGGAGGCATCGGCGCGGCTGTCGAACAGTCACCTACGCTCACTGCCGACTATCACAATCCTGCGGTTATGTACGAGGAGAGTGAGGCATGCCTTTGTGCTCACGCATCTAAAGAGCCGCCAGTCGTCGCTTTCAAGAACCACCAAGGAGCGACGAACGGCAGCGGCACCGACGAATCGGAGCCGATCGCAGGTTATCACAACATCAATGATAATACGACCGCAGAAAGCGGCATCAGATCGGTAGTTCGCCGCCTTACCCCGTTGGAGTGCGAGCGGCTGCAGGGTTTCCCTGACAACCACACCAGAATCCCGTGGAAGGGAAAGCCTGCCGAGGAGTGCCCTGACTCACTGCGCTACAAGGCGTGCGGCAACAGCATGGCGGTTCCGGTTATGCGCTGGCTCGGCGAGCGCATCGAGGCGGTCGATAGGCTATAGAGCAGCAGAGCCGTCGGATTCCCGGCGGCTCCACCATTGGAGAACAGATGAATAACATCAAGGTCAAGTCCGTGAAGTTCAGCGGACCTGCAACAATCGTCTTTTTCGAGGACGGCACCAAGGCCGTCACCAAATGCAGGGACGGCGACGAGTACGACATCAACCTCGGAGTGTCGTGGGCTATCTGCAAAAAGGTCGCCCGCGATCGTGGACTCACCGTAAAAGAGTTTATCACGTGCGTTGTGCCGCAGGAGTCGTACAGATCGATGCCGACGTTCACGACGCACGTATCGGTGCGCACCGTAGCGCAGTTGTTCTGCAGGGACATAGACTACCTTGTGGATACCGCTATCGAGGAGTCGCATGACGCGGCCAAGTCCGTGGCCTTCATGCAGGCGTTCGACGAGTCCCTGTGGCCTGAGACTGCGTTTTCCGGAAAGTACCCAGGACGCGGTAACAGTAGGTTCAAGCCGCTTATCAACGCTTTCCTCGCCAGTGACCTAACTGTCATCAAGCACAAGTATGTGACGAGCCACGCTGACTACATAGACGGGCGAGATGCAGCAACCAACATCCAAGCTTCGATCCGAAACTATATCAACTCGAACGGGCTATCCGGTGTAATTCGAGTTTTCAGAAAGAACGGCTTCATCTGCATCGCTAGGATCAACAAATGACGGCCAAGAAGAAGCCAGCGGGCAAATGGCACGCCGTATTGCGCGATGACGGCAAGCGCTACGTGAGCGTAACTGCCGCAGCCGTGTCGGTTGCAGCCGCTAAGTCCATGGTCAGCTCGGCCTGCCGAGACGGGAGCATGGTCGGCGGCCACTATTTCAGCTACGAGGAGGACGGCCGCCGTTACGCCTGCACCTGCAAGATTTGCGGCAAGGCTTTCGGCGGCGCAGCCAAGAACGCCGTCTACTGCTCTCAGGAGTGCAGAGACGAGGGCAGGCGCAGGATTCACACGTCCAGTAGGCACCGCAACGGAGTCGGCACAAGGGCCGGATACGTCTCGAAGAACGCGAAGGTAGATTCGTACCTCAAGGTACGCGACGTAAGGAGGGAATGGAAATGATCGAGAGCCGTACTAGGACGCAGGTGCTCTGCGACCTGGTCTGCAAGCTGACAAAGACCATCGAGTTCCTGGGCACCAAGTCGACCAGCAAGTACTCTGGGGCCATGGTCTGCAAGCTCCTCAAGGAGGTTCAGGACGAGGTTTCCGCAGCATTGGGGGCGGAAGAATGAACGAATACGCGAGTCATTACAAGCAGGGCGGGATGCAGACAGCCGAGAAAATCGAGCGCGTCTGCAACGTCTTGAAAACCAGCGGTGCAATCAGCGGCGCGAAGATTGCAGACGTCGCTCACGCGCTCAAGTACTCAGATCGCATCGGACTCAAGGACGATGCCGACAAGGACATCTACAAGACCGCCGACTGGCTGCACCGACTTATCACTGGAAAGTTTCTGAATGAGGTGGATGGGAAATGATTGAACTGCCCAAGGACGCCGAGGGGAAGTCAATCCCGTTCGACACCGAGTGCCTGTACACATACAAAGGTGAAAAGCAGGACGTGTTCAGCTTTACGTACTACCGAAGAAAAGACATATGGGAAATTGAGACCGATACGCGGATTGTCAACCCTATTTATCTCTATCTCACCAAGCCCGACACCCCAGAGCAGCTTATCGAGGATATAAAGCGTGCTCAGGATGCTTGCAACCACAACGGAAACCATGTGGCTGCGTGCTCATACTCAGGCAACAGCACGTGCAGCGGATGCGACTTCCATGCCGGAAACGAAACGTGCACAAGCAAGATGCTTAAGGACATCGCAACCCGCGTAGAGTGTCTGTGCGGTGATGCCAAATGAGTGTCGAATTGCCCATAGACGCCGAGGGGCGCGAGATTCCACTGGACACTTCGGAGCTCTTCATCGCGGACGGAACTAAGGTTCAGGCCTTGCGCTTCGAATACATGTACCACATCAGTGACGCCCACGACGCTTGGTTTGTGTATATCGAGCGCACGCCCGGCGAACACATGACTTTGCATGCCTGTGACGTACATCTCACCCCGCCCGACAGCTGGGAGAAGCTGCTGGAAGACTTGGACGAGGCAGGTGACGCGCGGTATTACGAGGCTTGCGCCTACTTCCACAGAGACAAAGACGAAGATGGCTGTATATCGTGCCCCGGTGGCGAGGACAGCTGCGCTCGAATTGCCATGCGCGACATTGCCGACCGCATCCGCAAGCTGAGGGGCGAGGGCGAATGAGTTGCTATTTCTGCGACGGGTCTCGTATTGAATCTATATACGACTTTCCACATCACGGATTTCCAAACACGACAATTGGGACTATGACTCTGATGCGCCATTACGATGGCGAGCCTATGGTCAAGGTCGAACTGAATACAGATGTGACGCTCGACATCTCGGTAGATGGGGCGTTCCATGGTTGCGAGGATGTCAGCGTGACTGCTACAGGCTTCATCGAGGGCGTCAGTTACTGTCCCTTTTGCGGACGCAAACTGAAGGAGAACGAATGACGACACATACGCTCAAGATTTGCAAGAAGTACGCCGATGCCGTTATGAGCGGGGCCAAGACGTTCGAGATTCGCAAGAACGATCGGGGCTACAAGGTCGGCGACAAGATTGTATTCGAAGTCGTCGCGAACGAAGGCTACTACGTCAGGGCGGCAGCAAGACACCCGCTCAACGGGATGGTTTACCGAATTGGCTACATACTCGATGGCTTCGAGGGCCTTGCCCAGAAGTACGTGGCGCTTGCTATATCGAAGGAGTACTGATGTACCGCAATGATTCGGAGAACAAGGACACCCGCATAGTCAAAATAAGCGACCAGAACCCGAGGGCTTACAAGGCCGTCGATGGCGGGCATCTGGTAATCGATCTGCCATATTGCAGTTTCGAGTCCAACTTCAAGGTATTCAAGAATGAGCTGAGCGGCGAGTTCTTCGCGTCCGACCCAGAGGTTTTGGTCGGTCCGTGCTACTCGGTAGACGAGGCCGTTCGCGAGTTCGAGACCTTCAACAAAATGATTATTGCCGAAAATTACAACGCGAGGAGGGCGAATGGCGACTCAGACTGACTGCGTATTCTGCGGCAAGCCGCACTTCAACTTCGGTGATTACGACGAGGGCGTCGAGATGCGGATTGGCGAGATGGACACCGGCGAGCATATCATCGTTGTCGACCCTCCGTACGCATGGAGCATCCCGATCAATTACTGCCCGTTCTGCGGGCGCGACCTCATGAAGAAGGTGGACGCATGACGACCATGAAGCCGTGCCCGAAGTGCCATTCGACCGAGCACCTGCACATCGAGGTAAATGACGACCGACTGAACGGCAGCCTGTCGGCCAAAGTCGCCTGCACGGAGTGCCACATCGAGGCGACGCGCGAGTATGTGACAACCGGGCTGTGGGCCGAGGAACGTTGGCCGTGCAATTGGCGGCTGACCCAAGAGGCCATCAGAGAGTGGAACGAGCAATGCGACGATTGGGAAGGGATGTTCGACCGTGAATGATGAACGAGTAGTAGATCTGCTTAACGGGCTGAAGCCGTGCCCGTTCTGCGGAAGGTACAGCACCATATTCAGACGGGAAATCGTGTCGAAGTCCGGCACGTATCTCTACACGGTCAGGTGCTACAGATGCGGTGCCGAAGGCCCGAAGGTCTACGGGGGCGATGATTCGAGTTCTGCAACAGAGACGGTTGCGGAGCTTTGGAACGGGAGGGCTGAGCAGAATGATTAGGCATTTCTGCGACCTCTGCTACCGCCAAATCAAAGGTCAGGCAGCGCACTACGCGCTAGTCCGACCTGGTGGGCTGGGCATCTTCGATTCTATCAACCAATATGACAAGGAGATTTGCGAGGACTGCTACAGAGCCATCAAGGACACTGTCGAGTCCATTCGTAAGGAGGAAAAATGAGCAAGTACACCGTCAACGTTGAGTACACCATCGACGTTCCCGATGACGAGTTCGAGGAAAACGAGGACCCGCTCGTGGAAATCGTCGACGAATTCCCCTACTTCATCGACGCGTTCCAGACCGAGGCATACTGCAGCTCCGTAGAGAAGTACTAGGAGGGCCGATGGAAACGATCGACCTTAAGCCGTGCCCTTTCTGCGGCGGCAAAGCCGAAATCGTGTCACCGAGTTCATGTGGAATTGGACTATTCAGCGTGTGCTGCGCACGCGGGAACCCGTGCTGGATTCATCCGAGTACGGACTACTACGATACGGAAATGGTGGCAGCAGCCATATGGAATAGGAGGCTACTCAATGGGGCTTAAACCTTGTCCGTTTTGCGGACAGCCGATAGACAAAAAGCCGTACACGCGCCCCGTCGCAGGCCAGTGGATTAGGCAGGGAGTTATCAAGTGCGACTGCGGCGTGGAGATGCGAATCCACGTCATCAGCGAGCAGACCATCAACCGTTGGCGGGTCGGCGGTTATAAGCCAAAAGACGTTTACGCCGTCTACAAGGGCGATGTGAACGACACTGATGCCGTAATCAAGTTCACCAAGGACGCTTTAATCAAGGCGTGGAACTCTAGGAGTGACAATGCTAAGCTTCTGGCGCCACCCAATCATCTTCACCAAGCGCCTGCTACTGCCGACCTGCAGTACTTGCATTAACCATTGCGCCGTCCACGGTTATTGCGGCACGTTATTCTGCGAATGCAGGGAGCACCGCGATCGGTACGAGAAACTGGAGGGCGCCGAGATGGAGCGCACGTTCTGCTCCGGGATTCGCGGCACTAGGTACTGCAAGTACGAGAAACTTCACTAACAACACAACAAAATAAGGAGGAGGATATGGACTCCAACGCTATCAAGGAGATAGCCAACCAGCTGGGCGTCGGTGCCGACTACCTGCTGAACCATCTGTCCGAGTTCGCGCCGAAATGGGCCATTATGCAGGCCGCCAAGAGCGGTGTCTCCTGCGTTTTTCTGGTGGTCGCGCTCGCCGTGGCGATTCGCATACTCATGTGGGTCATCCGTTCGAATGACGATAGCGACACGGATTACTGCCATGACGTGACGTGCTGTTTCTCAGATGACAGTGTCTTTGTGATCATACCCTGCGGCATCGTAGCCCTTTGCCTGTTCATAGCGCTTATGTACTGCGCAACTGACCTTGTGGCGCATATCGCGTCTCCCGAGGCGACCATGCTGAACGACATGCTGCAGGCGGTTCACTAATGAGCGCCGAGGATATTGCCGAGCGCCTGCGCGGTCAGGCCGAGACTTGGCGTTGCTATCTGCCCGGTGACACGCTCTGGGACATGAGCGACCACCAGTTTACCGAGAGCGTACTTACGGCCTTCGGTCTAGATGATTTGGACATGCCCGTGTACGAGGCGTTCGAGAAGCTGGCAGACATGTTCGATGCCTTCGCGAAAGAAGCCAAGGTTGACATAGCCGCCATTCGCCAAGCTGCGACGGATATTGTCACTGATTTTGATTATGACACGCACATCAACGTCGCAAGCGTCATGAACGCGGAAGTAAAAGAGAAGATATTGGAGGCGATTGGATATGCCGACCAGCGTAAATGATGAGATTGCCGCCAAGGCGAGGCTAGCCGCCGACTTCATGAACGACCTGAGTGAACGTATCGAGGCCCGCGAGGACTGGATTACGACCCTGCACCTTGAGAGCGATTTTCATATCCCCGCGAGCCTCAGCAAGACGCGCCTGCTCGAGGCGATCCGCATGGGACGCTCGATGCTGCTGGAACTTTACAAGATGTTGGAGGTTGATGACAAGTGAATAAGCGAGCGATGATTTCCCAGCCGATGGCTGGTAAGACAGACGAGGAGATCGCGGAGGCGAGGGATAAGGCGCACGCTAAGTTGCGTGAGATGGGCTATGAGTTCGTAAACACACTTTTCACCGACGAATGGTACAGCGACGCAGCCATGAAGAAGCGCGGCGTCGTGCAGATTCCGCTCTGCTACCTTGCGAAGTCGCTTGAGAACATGAGCCTGTGCCATGCGGCCTACTTCTGCAAGGGCTGGGAGAATGCGCGCGGATGCCGCATCGAGCATGATGCAGCCGTCGCGTACGGGCTTGAGGTGCTGTATGAGGATTAGCGACAAGGAGCGTATCGAGGCCGCAAAGTTCCTGCGTGGTTGCAACTGCTGTGGCGATTCCTACGTTAAGTGCTCCGAAATATCGGAGGCACTGTTCGGCAACAAAAATGCCATCTGTAACTCTGATGCGTCTCTTGAAAAAATCGCCGACCTAATCGACATTCCCACATGCGTCATGACCAACGTTGGCGGCGATTTCGAGAACTCATTCCAGTGCTCCAATTGCATGAGCGAGTTCGACATGCCCGACTACGATCGGTATCCGTACAAGAGGTGCCCCGAGTGCGGGGCGGTGGTGCTAAATGCAGATTAATCACGAGCTAGAGAAGCAGATTTGCCACCTTCGATATGCCATAAAGGATGCGTACGAATGTAATTTCAGGGGCGCGGCAGCACCGTGCCATTACTTTAAAGCGCTCACTGGCAACCAAAAGGCTATCGGGGCATCGTGCGTAAAGTGCCGCGCGGAACGCATGACTGTTTTCAATGACCACAATATCGAAGTTGACTGCTACACCCTCATGATTCTCGACTTCCTGAAAACACTTGGCATGGAGCTGGATGATGAAAGCTAAGCGCACCGTCTATCTCGTCGTCGACTTCGGCGGCGAATGGGAGGACAAATGGGATTCTCCCTATATGGCGTTCGACAACGAGCATGATGCCGAGGTGTGCGCCGAGAAGCGATGCAAGCGCAACAGGTACGACGGAAAAGAATGGCCTGACACGATGTGGGACGAGTACAGCTTCTCCAATGTCGTCCCAATCGAAGTGCTGATGGATGTACCAACCGAGCAGACTTGCCGAAACGTCTACGACGAGAGCGAATTCGGTGCATGTGACAACGGCTTCGAGTGCTCCGTTTGCGGATGCAGAGTCGAGGACGAGGAGCACTACCACGTGAGCGGCACGTGGAACTTCTGCCCCCAATGCGGCAAGAGAGTGTGGCCGGAAAATGAGTGACGTCTACAAGCTGACGCAGAAGAGCGTCTATACAGACAATGTCGGCAGGCACACCACTTGGTATCTGTTGGATGAGCGCAAGATGGGCTACTACATCAGCCACATCGAATGGTGGGTGAAGCGAGACTGGGGGTTTCTCAGGCTGGATTCCGAGTGCATGGCCTTCCGCTACGACGGCAAGAGGGGTTGCGTGACCAGCTGGAGCGAGTGCGCTACCGTCTGCGGCTTGAAACCGCAGGAGGCATTCGAGACCGTCTGCGAGAACCTCGGGATAAAAGTGAGATACCTCTAGCCGGAAAGGCCGGAACAATTATTTCCCTCAATAGAAAGGAACCCAACAAGTGAATATCACCAAGCGAAGGGTCGCGTTCGTCGCGGCCCTTGTCGTATCCGTCCTGGCTATCGTCACGGTGTGCGGTCTGGCTGGCTGCACCGAGCGCGATCAGGTCAGCCACAATCTTTCCCAAGATGCCGACAACTTCAATGTTCGCCGCCGAGTGACCGTTATCAATATGCGTTCGGACAAGGTGCTGTTACAGATGGAGGGCTGTCTTTCCATCAAGACCGACAAAGACACCACCGAGCTGAACGTTATCGCCGAGCTGCCCAACGGCGAGTACCAGAAGCATTTCATCTACCTCAATGATTGGACAATGTACACGGTGGAGCAAATCGACTCCACTAAGACCGACAAGTACAACTATGAGTTCAACTTCCTGCCGCAAGAGCTGCCCGGCGTGAAGATCACAAGCAAGGACTAGTCGATCGGAGCGCCCGGCACGATGCTGGGCGCTCCACTTTGGAGGCAACATGGCACCGACTCTGAGGCGCTGCCCTTTCTGCGGCGGCGAGGTGTACGCCCGTGAGGTCATCATCATCGGCGGCACCGAGGAGTTCGAAATCAGGCATCGCGACGAGGATGCGGCCTACAGGGACAGCTGCCCGATGGTGGTCGGTCTGTACCCGGACGAGGGCGAGCTGATCGCAGCCTGGAACGAATCAAAATCAGCTTAAATCAAGATTTTATTGATAGGGGGTTACTATATGGCTGAACGTAGAATGTTCGCCAGAACCATCGTCGAGTCGGACGCCTTCCTCGATATGCCGCTGTCGGCCCAGTCGCTGTACGTCCACCTCGCGATGAGCGCCGACGACTGGGGCTTCGTCAACAACCCGCGCTCAATCCGCAGGATGTGCGGCGCGTCGGAGGACGACTTGAGGATTTTGGTGGCGAAGAAGTTCATCCTGACGTTCGACTCGGGCGCGGCGGTCATCAAGTCGTGGTGGGTCAACAATTACGTCAAGTCCGATCGGAGGCGCGACACTCGCTACCAAGACGAGTTAGCCACGCTTTACATTGACGAGAACAAATCATACACGCTGAAAGACACGGGCGTCCGACCTGCGGATATGTTCAAACGTGGAACCAAAGTGGAACCAGTCTGGGTCCAAAGTGGGTCCAATCTGGAACCGGAATGGAACCAGTCTGGGTCCAATCTGGAACCGGAATGGAACCAGTCTGGGTCCAAAGTGGAGCCGCAGGTTAGGTTAGGTAAGGATAGGTTAGGAGAGAGTACTAGTAACTCCTCTAGGGTTGATACTCAACCTAATCCCAAGGGTTTTGGCGCGTGCGCGCCCGAACAGCCGAAGAAACGGCGGGCGAAGAAGTTCGTGAAGCCCTCCGTCGAGGAGGTCGCCGAGTACGCCGAGGGCTTCATCAAATCCAGAAACCTGCGATTAACTGGGGAAACGTTCCGAGCCGAAAGGTTCGTCTCGTGGTACGATTCCAACGGCTGGAAAGTCGGCAAGAACCCGATGAAGGACTGGAAGGGAGCGGTCAGGACATGGATTTTCAAGGACTACGTGGACGATTCCGCGACCGCTACGGCGGTTGACGCCAAAGCCCTCGACGCCTTCGACTTCGCCGGGACGCTGTGATGGAGCCGAGGACGTGTCCCGTCTGCGGGTTCCCCGTGGAGCGCAGGGTCTGGGACGTCAACCGCGAGCTGCTGATTCCCTGCAAGTGCAGGTGCTCGACGCTCGAAACCCGCAGGTCGGAGTGCTTCCCAGTCCCCGAGATGGCATCCCAGACCTTCGACGCAGACGACGGTGAGTTCGGCCAAGACGTGGTCGAGAAGTGCAGGAAGTACGCCGACAAGCTGCCGGGACTTCACTCGGGGCTGCTGCTGTTCGGGCCTCCAGACAGCGGCAAGACGTTCCTCAGCTGCTGCATCGCCAACGTCGCGCTGGAGCGGGGTATGAGGGTGCTGATGCGTTCGATGCCGTGGGTGCTGAGCCGCAGGTACGGCGAGGTGGCCGACACGATCGAGGAGCTGGGGCGCGCAGAGCTTCTGGTGCTCGACGACCTCGGGGCCGAGCGCGAGACCGACTACGGCCGCGAAATCGTCTACAGCGTCATCGACACCCGCTACCAGAGCCGCAGGCCCACCGTCATCAGCACGAACCTGACGAGGACGGAGCTGGCGGCACCCGACGACATGGCCTGTCGCAGGACGTACGGCCGAGTCCTGGAGATGTGCCTGCCGCTGGAGGTTGACACGGGCCGCAGGCGCTCAACGAGAGAGCGCTACGCGGACATGGCAAAGGAGTTCGACTGGTGAGCATATCGCTCAAATGGGCTTAGAACGCCACAGGATTGGATTTAAGGGCACTTTCTGGTTTGAAACCAGTCAGTGTCCTTTTTTGTATAAAACGGGGCCTTGAAACGGCTCTCATTCGTTAGGAAGGAAGTTCTGTTGGACGAGACTGAAACCAAGGCGGTGCTCGTGAAGCAAATCGTCGGCGCGATCGTCGTCATTGTCGCCCTTGTCATCTGTATCGTCGCCCTGCTCTTGGCTGAGGCATGGGCCGTCTCAACGCTGCTCTCCATCGCGTTCGGCGTGGAGTGCATGAACCTGTGGGCGCTGGCCGGGCTAATCCTGCTGTTCAACCTGTCCGTGTCGTACCGCAAGTCCCGCTAGTGCTGCGCCAGGGCGAAATCAGCCAGTCGCTTCACGACTTTCGCGGCTATCAGGTCACCGCACGCTCTCTGGAGCGCCTGAAATGCCAGCTCAAGACCACCAAGCCGCAGGTCGGCAAGGAGCGCATCGGCTGGTGCATCGACAGGTGCGAGGAGATTCTGGACCGCGCGTGGGACGACGTCGCCGAAATCGAGTGTCAGCGCGGCGACACCGCCTGCCAGCTGGTCGTGCGCCACTTCCTGTTCGACGAGGACTGGCACGACGTCGCCGCAGACATGGGCATACCCTACGACAAGGCCAAGAAGATCGCCTACGCGGCCATCAAGTCTCTCGACTCGAATTAGGTTTGTTAGATCCCGTAGACGGGACTCGAAATCAGGTTTTATTGATAGGGGGTGAAGGTGAAGCGATGCAACTACTGCGATCGGCTGCTGGACGCGTCCGAGTTCAACCGCAACCGCGCCAACGCCGACAACAGGCGCAGGGCAAGCGTGTTCGGCTACGCGCAGTACAACCGCTACGTCAGCCACGGCCGCTACGCCGAATGCCCGTGATGTCGTGGTACCCGCAGCCGATCGGCGAGCTGGACAGCCCGAGGGTCCGCAGGCTCACGGACTCATGCGGGGCCGAGGGAGCCGGGGTGTGGTTCGCCGCCAAGTGCGAGCTGTACCGAGCCGCCGCCGAGGGCCTTGAGCTGACGTTCGACGAGCTGTCCCGTGCCGTTTCCCGAGATTTGGGCATCAGCCGGAAAAAGTCGCAAAGCGTGCTGGAGACTGCCGCCAAGTGCGGCGTTTTCGAGGTGAAAAACGATGAGAAGCGAACGGTTTCTGGCTATGGGTTCCAGCAGGAGGTCGAGAGATATAACAGCATCTCCGACCAGCGCAAACGCGCCGCCAACGCCCGTTGGTGGAACGATAAAGTATAGGTGATAACCGTTCATAGGAGGTATGCATATGCATATGCACTTGCATTGCCATAGCATAGCATTACATTACAGGCAGAGCATTGGCTAGGCGTCCCGGGAGCATACTGGCGTCCCTGACGGTCGGCGAGCTGGCGTTCCTGCGGGTCGTGGGCCGCTGGCACCGCGACGGCTCGGCGTTCTGCTCCACCGAGGTCACCCGCAGGGGCAGGGACGAGGACATGAGGCTGTTCCGCAGCATGGGCAGGGACGGAATCGCCGAGGTGTGCGGCGGGCTGGTGTCCAAGGGCCTCCTGAGACGGGAGAGGGGCACCAACAGGTACTCGCTCACGTCCCTAGGGGTAGGTGGGTACTCTGAGTTCAGGGGGTACTCTCCCGAGCTTCTGCGGGACTCCAGGGGAATGGTGCTGCCGAGACGAGATGCAGCGACGGAGGATGAAGCATGACCCAAGGCAGGTACGGGAACAGCCCGAACACGCAGACGCCCGCGAACAACAGCGAGACGATCAGCATGATTCGCGAGCTTATCAGGTGGCCGACCATCGACCCGAGCGACCCCGAGCAGCTGATGCAGAGGTTCGAGGACTACTGCGACCTGTGCGAGCGCCACGACTCCAAGATTCTGGTGAGCGGCATGTGCCAGAGCTTCGGCATGACCCGCAACGACGTCATGGACTGGGCGAAGGGCAAGAGGACTAGGCTTGACAAGATGCTGAGCACCGAATCTGCTGCGGTTTTGAAAAATATTTTGCAAAGTTTGGAAGTTTCCTGGGAATCGGCGATGCAGAATAACGGCTACCGCAACCCGGTGACAGGAATCTTTCTCGGTAAAAACAATTTCGGCTACAGGGACGAGTCCCAGACGGTCATTAAGCACGAAGATGCAGCTCAGGGGCCTACCAAGGCCGAGCTGGAGGCCAAGTACATGGCCGCGCTGCCAGCCGAGGACGTGACGATCGAGAAGGTCGAGGAGCTGCCGCCGAGCGACTAGAAATAGAAAGACCCCCCTGCAATAAAACGCAGAGGGGTCTTTTTTTGTGCCGACTTTCGGGGCCACTAACGACTTTCGCGGCCACTATAGGGCTGTCACGACTTTCGCAGCCACTAAGGGAGGAAAATCCGCCTGGGCGCCGCGACTGTCACGACTTTCGCGCGCACTATAGGGTTTTCCGGTTCCCGGATTATGGCTATGGCGCAAACTGGCTGGGGAACGGCCGTTTTCCGGTTGCGGTGTTTTGGCGCGATCGGGCGCGTTTTGGCGTATCTGCCTGCTATATAGGCGCTCACGGGCCGCACTGGATATGCCCGTATGAGGCGCTACAATGCCCCAAAAACGGACGTAAAAACGTTGGCGGTGTAGAGCAGTGCCACGGGCGTAAAAACGGGGCTAGAATCGCCATAGAAACGCGCTGGAACGTGGCGCGTATATGCCCGGCGCGGCCGTTGCCCAGGTGCAGGCGCTCCATATCTTGAACACAAACGGCCCTGCTATAGTGGCGCGGCCGTGGCGCTGGTAACGAGGATCAGAAACAAAAAACGGCCCACGGTATAGGCCGTGAGCCGTTGGAGACATAAAAAACGGCCCCACCGAAGCAGGGCCGCGCGTTAGTTTTTGAGTAGGAAATATAGGACTAGGACGGGCAGAATAACGGGGGCCAGCGCGATAGCTAGCAGGTATATAAGCACGTTTCGCACGGGCTACACCTCTTAGTCATGCATGATTGAAAAAACGACGGCGATAACGGCGCACGCCGCCACGCCCACGGCTACGCCTAACCAGTACGCGTACCATGTTGACGTTTTGGCAAGATCAAACAGCATTATGCCACCCCCACGGCTAGCCCACAAAGCGGCGCGCGGCCACGTCGTACACGCACGTCTCGCAATGTCCGGACTTGTCGCACGCTGTCTCGAACGTCACGAGTTCGTGCCCGCCGACGGTCTTGAGCGTGGCTGATCTGGCCGCGTCGACTATCAGGGCCTCACGCGTTCCGAATGCCTCGCTGGGAATCTCGATGAACGCGTAATCCTCAACCATGCGTGTACTGTTGCCCCAGCCCACGGGTAGCACGGCGCGCGTAACCATGTACCCAGCTTTTGTGTGCTCACGGGTAGCGCGGGCGGAGAAGAACCGTAGCGCGTCCGGTGAGGTGGCGTTTCCGTACTCGAAAGTGCTCATGGCCTCACGTTCATGATCGTACGTGCTGCGGCTCCAGCGGCCTGAGGGCGTGCGGTCTTGCTTGTAACGGTTTCGAATGATAAAGTATCTCATGGTATCAGTTTTCCATTCTGTACCGTGGCCCGTGCAATTTCCGTTTGCGCGGGCCGTTTTTATGTCTAGTAAAAAACGTTTGCGTCAAAATAAAACGTTATCGGCCTCGGTGAACGGCCGAAATACGGCGAAAACTCGTACACTTCCAAACACTCAAACTGCATTGCCGCTAGATAGCGGGCTGTTGTTCTATCCATGCCCGTGCTGATCAGGTCCTTTATATACGCGGCGTTGTAGTGGCTAACGCCGTTAATATCGACCTTGAGCGCGTGCAACCCGGCCCTAGCTAGTCCATATGCAGTAGTAGCCCCGGATACAAACGTAACCTCTTCGCCGTCCCAGCGTCTGGCTATATACCTCATAGCTGCTGATCCTCCTTATAGATATAGGTTCTAACCGTTCATCGTTGGCTATATAGGCTATAGCCGTTCAATCATCGCCGTTTTTCGTTTGTCACTCCCTATAGATATAGGCGATAGCCGTTCGTTGTTGTCGAGCTGTTAACCGTTGAGTTTGTGGCTTGCCGCTCGACACGTTCCACTATAACACCTGCAATAAGCAGGGTACCGGGCAGTTTTTCCGACCCCAGGCAACCCCGCTACTAAGCCCCCCGACCGCCGAAATAAACAAAAAGGCCTTTACAGCCGAACGGGAATACCCTATATTGTCGGTAACGGAAGGAGAACCCATGAACTACTCGGATGCCTACAGGCAAATCATGAAATCGCGCGGATACACCCAGCGGGAGCTGGCGGCGATCATCGGCATAGCGCAGGGTTCGCTGTCCTGCTCGCTCAAGGACGGCAACCCGACGCTCTCGACGGCCTCGAAGTACCTGGGGCCGCTCGGCTACAAGCTGGCCCTGGTGCCCGTGGGGTCGAGACTGCCGGACGGCTCTCACGTATTGGACTGTTAGGGGAGAATGGCAGGCCGCGTACTCGCGTTCACGGCCTGCCGCCACTTTTTTGCGCTGAGTGGCTGATACTAGGAGTATTTTAGATGATTTACGGTTACGCCCGAGTGTCCACGAAAGGGCAGCTCAGGGACGGAAACTCGCTAGACGCCCAACATGACGCCCTGAGAGACGCCGGATGCACCGAGATAGTGCAGGAGGCGTTCACGGGCACCACTACCGACCGACCGGAGTTCGACGCCCTGCTGGAGCGCCTGCAGGACGGCGACACGCTGGTAGTGACCAAGCTCGACCGAATCGCGCGTACCGTCACCGGAGGCTGCGAGGTCGTGAGGTCGCTTCTCGACCGTGGCGTCAGCGTCCGCGTGCTCAACATGGGCACGCTGGATAACACGCCTGTCGGCAAGATGATGGTGTCCGTCATGTTCGCCATGGCCGAGTTCGAGCGCGACATGATCGCCCAGCGCACCGCTGAGGGCAAGGCCGTCGCCAAGCAGAAACCCGGCTGGCGAGAGGGCAGGCCGCCTGCGGAGGTGGACGTAGAGGAGTTCAAGCGCCACGTGGCGCTGGTGAAGGCCAAGAAGGAGAAGCGCCGCGACGCCTGCGCACAGCTCGGCATAGGCGTGAGCACCTACACGAAGATAAGGCGCCGACTGATCGATTCTGGAGAACTTGACGGCTAGACGCAAGCCCCGTGGGGATTCACCCTGCGGGGCTTTTTCTTTGCCGCACGAGCGGAATCAGCGCCGCCGTGACCCTATGCGGCATGGATGCACTCACCAGGAACATACTCAACTACATCTCACTGAACCCGAGGGACATAGGCGCGTACCGCGACCTCGTGTCCATGCAGCGCCAGCGCAGGCATGACGGGACTGACGAGCACAACGCCCTGAAAGCGTCGCTCGACGCCGTGATTGCCGCCATGCGCGGCGGATGGGCCGACGTCGAGGGCATATCGGCCCTCATGGAGGCTCACCGCGACCTGCTGACACTCGACGGCAAGTGGGACTTCGACTCGTTCGCGCAGGCGATGGAAATCGACCGAACCCCGGACAGCAGGCTCTGGCTCCCGAGGCGAAAGCAGCTGTGGAGGCTCTATCAGGAGCTGCAGTGGTTCGAGACGGACCCGAACGCCGAGTTTCTGAGCGTTTCCATGCCTCCGCGTACTGGGAAAAGCTCGAACTGCTCCATGGCTATGGTCTGGCACCTTGGGCGCGACCCGTTGCACTCCAACCTGATGACCGCGCACTCGGACAAGCTGACCAAGCACTTCTATCAGCAGTGCCTGCAGTTCGTAATCGACCCCGAGTACCGTTTCTCCGAGATTTTCCCCGACTCGCCGCTCGTCTGGCAGTCATCCGAGGACGAGGCCTTTTCGCTCAAGAAGCACGGGGCTTACCCGACATGCACCTGCCGATCGGTCGAGGGCACCCTGACGGGCGCTGTCGAGGTCGGCGAGGGCGGCTGGCTGTACGCCGATGACTTGGTCAAGGACCTCGAGGAGGCCATGTCCCCTCGCCGACTGCAGGGCAAGTGGGACGCGTACATCAACCAGTGCTACGACCGCCGAAAGACAGGCTCCAGGCAGCTCATGGTCGGCACGCGCTGGGACGTGAACGACCCCATCGGTCGCATGACCCGTCTCCACGAGGGCGAGAGCGGTTTCCACGTCCTGACAATCCCGGCGCTCGACCCCATCTCTGGCGAGAGCAACTTCGACTACCTGTACGGCGTCGGCTTCGACCGCAAGTACTACATCGATATGCAGCGCACAACCGACAGCGCCACGTACGCCGCCAAGTACGACGGCACGCCGTTCGTCCGCGAGGGACAGCTGTACAGCCCGGACTCGCTGGAGCGCTATCTGGAGCTGCCAGCAGGGGAGCCTGACCGCGTCATGGCCGTCGTCGACACCAAGGGCGCCGGAGAGGACTACTGCGCCATGCCGATCGCCGCCCAGTGGCGAGGTTCTGACAAGTGGTTCATCATCGACTTCCTGTGCGACCACTCAGCGCCAAAGACCGTGAACCAGCGACTGGTGAACTTCATCGACCGCTACGGCGTCCAGCAGGCCCGCTTCGAGTCGAACGCAGCGGGCGGCAAGGTCGCCGATGACGTCGCCGACTTGCTCAAGGAGAAGGGGACGCTGTGCGCCGTCTCCAAGAAGTACACCGGGTCGAACAAGGAGACCCGAATCCTCGCAAGCTCCTCGTGGGTCATCGACAACTGCGTGTTCCGCGACACGGTGCTCTATGAGCCTGGTTCCGACTACTCGATCGCCATGGGGCAAATCACCTCGTACGTGCTCGACGGCAAGAACCAGCACGATGACGCGCCGGATGCCCTCTCGATGCTCGCGGACTTCCTGAGCAAGTCGCGCCGAGCGAGGGCGCGCGTCACCAAGAGGCCGTTCTAATCCGGCACGAAGGTTTTCGGCACCGAACCGAACATCTCCCAATAGGGGCGCAATCCCCATCGAATCGCTGCTGGCTGGCCGTTTTCACCTCCTTCCTTCCGGCTGGCCAGCATCGAGCGAGAAGCGGAGAGAAGTTGGCTGAGAACTACAGCGAATCTAAAAACAAGGGAATCCAGAGCACCCTGCTCCACGGCAGGCGCCGTATCGTGTGCGGCGAGCAGAACATCACCGCCGCAAACGTGCGCGAGGTGCTGGACCGCTCTATGATGGTCCACGGCTGCAACTCCTCCGACATCGACTACCTGTGGAAGTACTTCCTCGGCTACCAGCCGGTCATCGACCGTAAGAAGGAAGTCCGTCCCGAAATCAAGAACATCGTCCTGGAGAACAGGGCGTACCAGATCGCCAAGGACCGCGCCGACTCGCTGGCGGGAGAGCCTATCGCGTACAGCGCGCATGGCTCCTCCAAGGACTGCGATGACTCAGAGAACGTGGAGAAGGTCAACGACGAGCTGAGCCACAAGGTGCAGCAGCTCAACGACTTCTGCATCGCCGCCGACAAGCACGCCTGCGACATGGAGATTGTCCAGTGGATGTGCGTCTGTGGCGTCGGCTACAGGCTCGTGCTCCCGAACTCGGGAGACGGCAAGACCATCGACGACGAGCAACCCTTCAAGGTCGCGTCGCTAGACCCGCGCAGGACGTTCGTGGTCTACACAAACGACGCGTTCCATGAGCCGCTATACGCCGTCACCTACGTCAGGGATGACGTGACCAACGAACCCATCTACAGCGTCTACACCGACCGACTCGTTTTCACTGTCGACAGCGACTCCGTGAAGGTGGCCGCGAACCCGCTCGGCATGGTTCCGATCATCGAGTATGACGCCAACTCCGAGCGCATGGGAGTTTTCGAGGCCGTCCTGAGCCTGCTCGACGCAACCAACGAAATCGAGTCCAACCGAGTCGACGCCATCGCGCAGTTCGTGCAGGCGCTGCTCGTGCTGGAGAACGTCGAGTTCGAGGACGATGACGCCGAAACGGGCTTCAAGAAGCTCATGGAGATGGGATGCCTGCAAATCCACTCCACCGACGAGAACAAGGTCTCGGTGCAGATGCTGACCTCGGAACTCAACCAGGACCAGACCCAGACGCTCGTGGACGCGCTCTACAAGACTGCGCTCTCCATCTGCGGCATGCCCTTCAACGTGGGCGGTTCCGGCTCCACTTCGGACACTGGCGCCGCCGTCACCATGCGCGACGGCTGGTCGAACAGCGAGAGCCGCTGCAAGGAGACAGAGGTCCACTTCAAGCGCGGCGAGCGCCTGTTCCTACAGGCCGTCGCAACCATCCTGGACACCTCCATCAACCTCGGACTCAGGCCGCGCGACGTCGACATCAAGTTCACGCGCCGCAACTACGAGGCAATCCAGTCCAAGGCGCAGGTGCTGTCGACCATCCTCGGCTGCGGCAAGGTGCACCCGCGACTCGCGTTCGAGTACTGCGGCATGTTCCCCGACCCCGAGACGGCATACGACCTGTCGAAGTCCTACGCGGACGAGCAGGCGCAGCGCCAGATGGAACTGGCCCAGGCCAAATCGGTCAACCCCGGAGACGACTCCGGTGCAGATAGCAATGCCGGGAAACCCGGCGAGTCCGCAGGCGGCAGCGTCAGCGCCGCAGGCAAGGGGACGCAACCCCCGTCAACAAAGCGTAGCCAAGGAAAGGAAAGCAACTAAATGAATCGTGACCAGCTCAAGTCCCTGCTCGGCGAAGGTGCCTCCAAGGAGGTCATCGACGCGATCATGCGGGCCAACGGCGAGGACGTCAACGCCGGAAAGGCCGCAATCGAAACGCTGAAATCCCAGCTTGAGGAGGCAAACGGCAAGATTTCGTCCCTTGAGGACGAGGCCAACAAGAACCTCACGGCAGACGAGCAGTGGCAGAAGCAGCTCGACGCCGCCAACGCCACGGCCAAGCAGGCGCTCCGCGACCTCAACGAGGCCACCGCAGCCGCCGTTTTCGCAGGCGCGGGCATGTCCGAGGACGAGTACAAGCCGTTCATCGGCTCCGTCATCGGCGGCACCCGAGACGAGACGACCGCAGCCGCAAAGGCAATCGCCGACGTCGTGTCCGCTAAGGCCAAGGCCGCAGCAGATGACGCCAAGAAGCAGGCGCTGGCAGCTATGCCCCAGCCGCAGGGCGGCGACGAGGGCAACGGCGCGATTACGACAAAGAAGCAGTTCAGGGCTATGAGCGACACCGAGCAGATCGCTTGGAAGCAGCAGAACCCCGACGCATGGAAGAACCTCTCTTAGAAAGGCATTAAATGGCTGGCAAACTCTACATGGCCGACAAGACCTTCCCGTTCGACGAGGACATTTTCTTCGCCGACTACCAGGACGAGCCTGACCTTGTCAAGAACGTCTTCGTGACCTCGGGCATCATGGTCGACGACCCGCTTATCAAGTCCAAGGTCAACGCCGGAAACCAGTTCACCATCCCGTTCTACAACGCCCTCGACGAGGCCGACGAGCAGAACTACGACGGCGTGACCGACATCACCCTGTCCACCATCGGTGCCAGCTCGCAGACCGGATACGTCTACGGCCGCGCCCACGGCTGGTACGCCGACGACTTCCCGCAGGACTTCACCACCGCCAACCCCATGGCCGCCATCGCCGCCCGTGCCGCGAAGTGGCGCCAGACCAAGCGCAACAAGCGTCTCGCCGGAATCGCCGAGGCCGTCGTCGGCGCCAATGGCATGACCGACCACACCGTCACCGTCAACCAGCTGACCGCCACCACGCTGTCCGACGCCGCCCAGAAGGTCTACGGCGACAACAAGTCCTCCGTCAAGCTCGCCATCATGCACTCCTCCGTTGCGCAGGCATTCGAGGACATGGAGCGCGTGGACTACCTCAAGTACACCGACCCCAACGGCGTGACCACCGACCTCAACGTCTACCAGGTCAACGGCCTGACCGTCCTCGTGACCGACGAGATGCCTCACACCGCAGCCACGTCCGGCGAGAGCGCCAAGGCAGCGACCTACACGACCTACCTGTTCGGCGAGGGCGCCTTCCGCTATGCCGACATCGGCGTCGCCCGCCCCGTGTTCAACGGCCGCGACGAGCTTAAGCGCGGCGGCACGAGCTACCTCGGCTACCGCCTGCGCGAGGCCATCCACCCCAACGGCTTCAACTTCACCGCCCCCAAGGAGACCAGTTCAAGCAACCCGAACAAGGGCAACCCCGTCATCTCGCCGACCGACGCCCAGCTCGCCACTGCCGCCAACTGGTCGCTGGCATACAGCGAGCACCGCGCCATCCCGTTCATGAAGCTCGTCACCCCGGGCGTCGCCTAGACCATGCTTAGCGACGAAGACAAGCTGAAACAGGTCTGTGCCCTCACGGGGGCCGGGCAGGAGGCAGACGGTGAGCTGGTAACGGCCTACCTGTCTGCCGCCCGCTCCCTGATTCAGGAGACGCGCAACCCGTTCGCAGATGACCCGGAATCGGTCGCATGGGAGCCTAGGTACGACTCCCTGCAGTGCCTGGTGGCGGCAGACATGTACAACTGGCGCGGCGCGGACAACGAGATTACGCACGTCGAGAACGGCGTGACCAGAACCCGCTCCAACGCCGGGGTCTCAAAGCAGCTCCTGCAACGAATCGTCCCGCGATGCAAGTCGAGGGCAGTCTAAATGAGGTGCATGGAGCGCAACAGGCGAACCATGTGGCTCTCGAAGCCCTCGCGCACCGAAATCATGGACGGCGAGTACGGCACCGGAGAGTACGTAAACGGCTGGTCGGCCCCGGTCGAGGTGCGCGTGAACGCGTCCGCTCCCAGCGGCGACAGCTCCTCCAGCCCGTTCGGAACGCAGGTCGCATACGACCTGCAGCTGGTGGCCGAGTCGAACCGCTGGGGCATCGACGAGGGCGACCGCATGTGGCTCGGCGACAAGCCCGAGCTGCTGGCTGACGGCCAGCCCTCCATGTCCGACGCGTACGAGGTCAAGCGCGTGTCCCCGTCGCTCAACTACTTCGCGTTCGGGCTTACGAGGGTCGACGGCCGATGAACCTCACGGCAGAGCTGTCGTACAGCTCGCTCGCGGCGCTCGAGAAGCAACTTCGCGGGTACGCGGACGGACTCGACGAGAAGTCGAGTCAGCTCGCGGAGGAGCTTGCCGAGACTGCGGCAGAGACAGCAAAAGAACTGTGCCCGTCGACGAGGGTGACCGAGACGATCGGCTCACGCAGGACGGCTGACGGCGCGGAGGCTTTCGCAAACGGCCCGATGCTCTCGCCCACCGACGGCTCCTACGAGGTGCCGCTGAGCCACATCCTTGAGTTCGGTTCGGGCATCCGTGGAGACGCCGCGTACGGCGCGGAGAACGGCTACACGGTCAACCAGAGCGGCAGGGGAGAGTCCGGCTGGACCTACCCGAAGGACGACGGCTCATTCGGATTCACGCACGGACATATCGCCAGCCGATTCATGGTGGCTGGTGCGGACGAGGCGCGTTCCGAGGTCGTCAGCACGGCCAAGAGGATTTTCAAGTCATGAACGACCACTCCACCCGAATCTTCAACTACGTGCGCCAAGAGGTGACCAAGAAGTACCCGAAATGCACCGTCACCTCCGCCGCCATCAACTCAAAGGACTCAAAACTACCAGCGCTGCTCGTCAAGTTCCGGTTCCCCGGCGAGGACGAGAGCACGCGCGACAGCTCCGGCGTGGAGCTGTGGACGCGGACGGTAGTGGACGCCCAGTCGTTTTCCGGCACGAGCGTCTTCGAGGCCCGAAACATCCTAGTTGCAGCGGACGAGGCGCTGGCCCGTTGCGGTTTCCGCAGGTCGAATTGGACGGAAGTTGCCGATACCGACCCCAGCGTCCGCCGTCTCGCTGCGACTTGGCGCGCAAAGCTCGACAAGTCGGGCACCGTCGCGCCTTGGTAACTTGAAAGGAAAAAACATGGCAGTAGCTGCATCCACCACTCCCACCGCAACCATCAACACCTATTTCTTCCACTTTAAGAGCCTGACCGCCGCCCCCACTGCGGCCGACTTCGCCAAGGCCGAGAACGTCGTGAACATCAAGAGCTACAGCGACCTCGGCGGCGAGCCTAACAACCTCGACGCCACCACGCTTGCCGACGAATCCCAGAAGAACGTCAAGGGCGTCAAGAAGCAGGAGGCCGTCAAGATGACCGCCAACTACACCAAGGGCGACTCCACCAAGCTCGCTGGCCTTGAGAAGCTGGGCGAGGCCGAGTGGTGGGCAATCGTCATGGGCGTCAATGAGGCTGGCAAGCCCGACGGCCACGACGGCATCTACTACTGGCAGGGCGGCCTGAGCTACTACGAGAACGGCGGCGAGGTCGACAAGGTCCGTGAGACCACCATCGTCGTCTCCACCGTCACTGCGCCCAAGCTCCTGCCGGACGCTGCCTAGACAGAACCGAACCGATAGGGATTGCAAACCGAAAGAAAGGTAAGACATGGACGAGAACATCGAAAACACCGAGACTGCCGAGGACATCAACATCGCCGCCAAGGCGCTTGAGGACATCAAGGGCCACGACAAGATCGTCATCGAGGACGAGGAGACCGGCACCGAGTACACCCTGTGCTACTCCCGCAAGATGGTCAAGGACATGGAGAAGAAGGGCATCACCTCGCAGTATGCCGCAGAAATGCTCTCCAACGGCACCCTGACCTCGCTTGAGAAGTTCATCAGCGACTTCGTTATGCCTGCGTTCAAGAAGGAGCAGCCCAAGATTACCTTCAATGAGGTCTTGGGCGTCTGGCAGGGCATCGAGGACAAGCAGTACATGATCGCGCTGCTCGTCGCGCTGTTCAACCAGCCGATGACCGCGCTTATCGAAAACCCTACCGAGTCCCGAATGAAGTTCCGTCTGGTCTAGCCGGGGAAGATAAGAAACCTTCCGATGGAGGGGAGCGCTATACGGGCGATTGTCCTCTTGGACACGCGTTCGACATGGCGCTCCCCTCCGCCATTTCATTCGGGATGACCGTCGAGCAGTACTGGGACGGCGACCCTTGGCTGTACGCCGCTTTCAGGGAGTCCCAGAGGCAGCGCGACGAGCGCGGGGAGTGGGAGCGTTGGCAGATGGGACTCTACGTCTACAATTCCATCGCCTCGCTGGTCCCGGCGCTCAACCCGTTCGTCAAGAAGGCCAAGCCGGAGCCTTACCCGGAGGAGCCTTACGGCATCACGTCGTCTAGGACTCCTGAGGAGACTGCGGCGCACGAGGAGAAGGCCGCTCACGAGAAAATGGCTCTATGGCTCATGGGACATGGGCCTGCCTAGTGTAAGCACGGCGGGATTGCGCCCCCAGAAATGGGGTAGCCGTGGCAGAAGCCAGCATCGACCAGCTGCGAATCTCTATCGAGAGTAAGGCGGACAACGCCCGCAGCGCCGTCAGAGGCCTAGCCGATGACGTAAAAGAACTCAAGACGGGCACTCGCGGCGTCGGCACGTCGCTGTCCAAGGTCGCGGACGGCATCGGCAAGCTGTCGTCTGCCCGCGTGGACAGCAAGAACATCGCCGAAATCGCCGACGCGGTGGGACGGCTGCAGGGAATCAAGATTTCGTCCACCGTGGCGAAGAATGTCTCCGCTATCGCGTCAGCCGCCTCCCAAATGAACAGCTCCGCTCAGGTGCGCGAGACGGTCAACTCCGTCCGCTCGCTGTCCGGACTCAAGCTGTCCTCGAGCATCGCCAACCAAATCAGGAAAATCGCCGCTTCGGTCGCGGAGATGAACCAGGTCAGCTTCGACGCGACCAAGTTCCACAGCCTGTACACTTCGCTCTCGGAGTTGAGCGCCCTGCCCAGGTCAAACTTGGGCACCACCATCAACGCGCTCAAGAAGCTTCCGGAGCTTGCCGCGTCGCTGGACAAGATGGACATGGCGTCCTTCCGCGCCGCCTGCGATGCGATCAACGACTCGCTTGGCAAGCTCCCGGAGAAGTTCGCAAGCGTCGCGTCCGGTTTCAGGTCCATCAAAAGCGCGTCCAAGAGCTTCGGCGCGAGCGCGGCCAGCGGCACCAAGCAGGCCGAGTCCTCGCTTGACAGCTTCATCTCCAAGCTGCGCACCTCGGCATCGGTTATCCGCGCCGTGGCTACAGTCGCGTCGACCTTCTACAAGGTCGCTCAGGGCATCGCCTACTGCGTCGACCAGTCCAACCGCTACATCGAGAACATCAACCTCGCCGACACCTCGCTCGGCCAGTACGCCGCCACCGCGCATGAGTACGCGGACGCGGTGAAGGCCGCGCTCGGCATCAACTCGGGCGAGTTCCTGAAAAACCAGGGCACCTTCATGACCATGGCGCAGGGCATGGGCGTAGCCGCGAACAACGCCTACACCATGTCCAAGGGACTCACGCAGCTGTCCTACGACCTCGCGTCATTCTTCAACATCAGCAACGACGAGGCTTTCGAGAAGGTGCGCTCCGGTCTCGCCGGAGAGATTGAGCCGCTTCGAGCGCTGGGCTACGACCTGACCACGGCACGCCTCCAGCAGGAGGCCTACAACATGGGCCTCAACGAGCAGGTGTCGAACATGACGCAGGCCGAGAAGGCCATGCTCCGCTACAAGGCGATCATGTCGCAGGTCAGCTGGGCGCACGGCGACCTCGCCAAGACCATCTCGTCCCCCGCCAACCAAATCCGAGTCCTCAAGAGCCAGATGCAGACCGCAGCGCAGGCAATCGGCAACGTGTTCCTGCCGATGCTGCGGGCCATCATCCCGGTGGCCGTCGCTGTCGTAAAGGCCGTGGCGACGCTCGCAAACCTGCTCGCCAAGGTGACTGGCGGCACCGCCATCGCCAACATGGGCTTCGGTGACGGCGGCGCATACGAGGGCACCGCCGCAGCAGCGGACGACGCCGCAGACGCAATCGACGGCGCAGGAAACGCGGCGAGCGGCGCTGGCAACAAGGCAGGCAAGGCCGCAAAGCAGGTCGAGGAACTTAAGCGCCAGCTCATGGGCTTCGACGAAATCAACAAGTTCAACGAGACTTCCAGCGGCTCCGGCACTGGCGGCTCGGGTGGCGGCGGTGGCGGCGGCGCAGGCGGTGGCGGCGGCGCACCGAACATCTCCGACATCAAGCTCGATGACTACGACTGGGCGCTCGGCGACGGCCTGAGCGACAAGCTGTACGACGAGATAATGGACATGCTGAACCGCATCGGCAAGGCGTTCCAGCCGCTCGTCGACGACTTCAAGGTCCTCGCAAAGGCAATCCAGCACCAGTTCGACGGTCTCGACATCGTCGGCGCGGTCAAGAACGAGATTGCTGGCGTGGCGAACCTAATCAGCAACGCTGTTCGCCAGATTGTCGAAATCATGGGTCCGCTGGTCGTAGCGTTCAATTTCCCCGAGACAATCGCGCTGTCGTTCGACCTCGCGGCCCAGATGTGCCTGACGCTGTCCGCTGCGATAAACGGCGTCGGCACCATGATTAAGGGATTCACAGACACGGCTCTCATTCAGCTGGTCGCTTGGATTGGCGACAAGCTGCGCGGGGCCATCTACCTGTGCATCGACGAGCTGCAGAGCTGGCAGGACTGGTTCATGCGCAATGTCGACGCCCTCGGTCAGATCGGTCAGGCCGCAGGCATCGGCGCGACGCTCGTGCTCCGACTCGCCGAGTCGTTCGCAAACGGAGCGTTCGCCGTCGCCGCCGGAGCGTTCCGCGCAATCAACTTCGTCCTGCAGGTGATGCTGGAGCTTCTGGTCAACAGCGCACCAGCTCGCGTCGCAGCGACGATGCTCGGCGCCGCGCTCACAGCCCTTGCTATCACAAACGGCATCGCCAAGGGCCTACAGGGAATCGGCAACGCTTTCACCGCCATGGCCGGAATCATCAGCGGCAAGTCAACCGAGTCCTCCGGTAAGGTCAAGCTACTCTCGACCGACCTCAAGTCTAACCTCAAGAACGCCGCTGGCGACGCCAAGGCTGGCATGCAGCTACTCGGAGAAGCCCTTGGAATCACTAAGGGCAAGACCGAACTCGCTGCAAAGGCGACCGAGCGTGCAAAGACCGTGACGGCAGACGCCGCAGACGCGCTCGCCAACGAGCGAACCAAGCTGAACGAGGCCCGTTCCGCTCTCGGCGAGAATGCGAAATTCGCCGAGAAACTTGGCGTCCAGACTCAGGCGATGCGCGTAAAGACTGCCGAGAGCAACCTTGCCTTGGAGCAGTCCAGGGACAAGCTGAACTCCGCTAAGCTGGCTGCTATGGACTACGCGGCCGGTCAGGACAAGACCGTCGCGGGCGCTGGCAAGATGGCCGCCGCCGAACTCAAGGCTGGCGCCGAGGTAGCCGCCAACACCGCCAAGCTTGGCGCGAGCACCGTCGCAACTGGAGCGATGACTGTCGCTGAGACCGCCATGACTGTTGCAAAGACGGCTGGAGCCGCTGCACAGAGCCTGCTGAATGCCGCCATCTCCGCTTTCCCCGGAATGGTGTTCATGGCTGCGCTGAGCGGCATCCTGACGCTGCTCCAGCCCATCATCGACGGCATCGGCAACGCGGTCCTTGGGTTCCTCGGCCTGAGCGATGCTACCGGGCAGGCGACAGACTCCACCAAGCAGGCCAATGAGGTCCTGTCCGAGGAGGAGCAGCAGGTCAAGAACAACGTCGAGTCCATCAAGCAGTACGAGCAGTCGCACGACAACCTGAAAGACGCTCTGGCTATGGCGGGCTTCTCCGAGCAGGAGTTCGCGCAGCACCTCGCCAACACGGGACAGTCGTTCGACGACCTCGCGCAGAAGCAGGACAGCTTCGTCAACAGCACGATCAACTCCTTCGACCTGCTCGACACCTCGCAGTCCATGACGTTCGACCAGCTTGCCCAGAACATGCAGGCGAACCTGGAGACCCAGCGCAACTGGTCCACCAACATGCAGCTGCTCATGCAGCAGACTGGTCTCGGCGCCAACGATGCCCTCATTCAGGGACTACTCGCCGCTGGACCCGAGAAGGTTGGCCTTGCCGTGCAGGAGGCGCTGAACGACCCGACTGGACAGAAGCTGAATGAGCTTAAGGCTATGGCCGGTCAGCTGGGAACGCAAATCGACCCCGAGCTTGCTGCGGCAATCGGCGCTGGCGGTGGCGCAAAGACCAAGGACAGTGCGACCAAGCTCGCCAAGGGCGCGACCGACGGCGTCAAGGGCGAGAAGGAGAACACCAAGTCCGAGGCCAAGAAAACGTCCGAGGCGACTGCTCAGGAGTTCGCATCTGCCAAGAAGCAGGCCAAGACCAGCGGCGAGACGATGGTGAACAATTTCGCCAACGGCATCAACGCTGGAGCCGAGAACGTAAAGTCCAAGGCGCAGGGCGTGCGCGACAAGGCCGTCACGGGCTTCAACGGCGGCACCGGATACACCAAGGCGAAGTCCGCTGGCAAGAACATGTCCGGCGGCTACGGCGACGGCATCAGCGCTGGTGCCGAGTCTGCGGCGAGCGCGGCACGCGGCGTGAGCAGCAGGGTCGTGTCCGCTTTCCGCTCCAGCACGGGAACGGCCCATAGCGCCGGAACCGCCGTCATGAACAGCTACAGGAGCGGCCTGTCGAACGCCGCCAGCGGCGCGGTGTCGGCGGCGTCCAGCGCGTCCAACAGGGCCGCGAACGCCTTCCGCAACGGCAGCGGCGCTGCCAGCAACTCGGGCAGGGCGCTCGGCAACAGCTTTGCCAACGGACTCAGGGGAGTCAACGCACGTTCTGCAGCACACTCAGTAGCCGCATCTGGCGAGAACGGGCTTCGCGACTATCGCGGCTGGTATGAGAACGCCGGAAGGTTTGTCGGTTACGGATTCGATGACGGCCTGTGGAGCACGCGCTGGACCATCTACGACACCGCCGAGACGATCGCCACCAACGCGGCAAACAGGATGCGCCGTGCGCTCCGCATCCACTCCCCGTCCCGAGTGACGATGGAAATCGGCGGCTACTTCGGCGAGGGCTTCGCAATCGGCATCTCCGACAGCGCCAAGTCCGTGTCCAACGCGGTTGCCGATATGACCGCCCAGTCGCTCGACGCCACGAAGGAGGCCGCGAAGTTCGGCGAGAACGTCGGCAAGGCCTACGGCAACGCGATCGGCGACGGCTTCGACGGCTCCAAGGTGGCGTCCATGCTGCAGGACTCCGAGAACCTTGCGCGTTCCACCTCAGCGTCCACGTTCGACGGCTCCTCCAGCCGATACACCTCGCACGAGGGTTTCCCGACCTCATTCGAGACTGAGACTGCGGTAAGCGCCATGACGAAAGCGATGGTGCAGTCCGCGATGACCACGGGGCAGCTCGGCGGCCAGCAGGTCAACGGCGGTGGAGACACCACCATCGTCCTGCGAGTCGGCAACGAGGACCTTGCCCGCGCGGTCGTCAAGGGTAACGAAAGCCTCGCGCGTCGAGGCGTGGTGAGTTTGGAGTAGCCACTTGGCAATCCTGAGCATCGGGGCGAGCGCGAACAGCGTGCGCCCCGTCTCGCCCGACCCGTCCTCGCTCGAATGGGGGCTTCAGGACGTGTCCGGCTCCGATGCGGGACGAGTCATGGACTCGACCGCGACCATGTACAAGCAGCGCCTCTGCCAGAAGCGCAAGCTCAAGTGCACCTGGGCGCAGCCCACGGCCGCACAGGTTGCGGCAATCCTGCAGGCCGTCAACCCTGAGTACATCTACGTCCGCTACTGGGACGCGATGGACGGATGCATGGAGACGCGCTGCTTCTATGTCGGTGACCGCTCCGCTCCGCTCCAGTACGTCTGGGTCAGCGGAACCCGATACAAGACCCTCAGCTTCGATTTGATCGAGAGGTAGCCCATGCTCAGCATCAGCAGCGAGTACGAGCTGTCCCTTAATGAGAACTCGAACCAGCTTATCAAGGCGAAAATCACCTTCGCCGACAATACCGTGCGCCAGCTGACTGGCGACGACATCGTTTCCTGCTCGTTTGACCAGCAGGTGTCCTCGGACAGCTCGTTCGACATCGGCACGGCGATTATCGGCCAGATGACCATCACGCTCAACAACCACGACGGCAGGTTCGACGCCTGCGACTTCACCAAGGCGCAGTTCGTCGTCTGGGTCGGCAAGCAGCTGTCCAAGGGCACCGAGTGGATTCAGCGCGGCATCTACACAGCCAACCAGCCCGACTCCTACAACGGCACGATCGCCATCTCCGCTCTCGACAACATGTCCAAGTTCGAGAAGCCGTTCAGGACGTTCCTCGCGTCCGTCGGCGCTCTGCAGGGGGCGAACGCATCCGTCCGCACGCTTCTGACCGACATGTGCAGTCACTGCGGAGTCACTTGGGCCGATAGCGGGGACAAGGCGTTCGACACGAAGTTCGAGTACGGCTACGTAGACAGCAGCGCCACGTGCAGGCAGGCTCTGGCGCACGCATGTCAGGCGCTCTGCGTAAACGCCTCCATCACCAATGACGGCAGGCTCAGGACTGTCTGGTACGACTCTGCTCCGTTCGAGGCGGAGTCCGACTTGGACGGAGCAGAGTTCGATGCCGCCAAGCCCTATGCCACCGGAGCGTCCGCGGACGGCGGCAACTTCACCGACTACTCAAGCGGCGCGTCCGCAGACGGCGGCACCTTCTTCACCAACAAGTGGGTCCACAGGCTCTACGCCTTCAGCAACATCACGGTCAACACGGATGACGTCGTAATCACCGGGGTACGAGTGACCGAGCGCAGCGTCACGGTCGGCAACAAGACGACCAACGGCGGCATCTATACGGTCGGAACCGAGGGCTACGTGCTCGACGTGAGCAACAACCCGCTGCTTATTCCCGGCACGGGAAAGAGCGCGGCAGACCGCATCGGTGCCAAGGTCATCGGCATGAGGTTCAGGCCGTTCAGCGGCAAGCACATCTGCGTCCCGAGCCTGGAGGCGGGGGACTGCGCCTACGTCATCGACCGCAAGCAGAATGTTTACAAGACCTACGTGACTCGCGTGAAGTACTCCGTGAACGGCGGCATGACAGTCTCGTGCGGAGCCAAGAGCGCGAGTAGGAACAGCGCCGACAACGCGGGCGCGAGCACGTCAGCAGTGGTCAAGGCGCGTAACGATCTACAGCAGGAACTCGGCATCAGGGACGAGAGCATCAAGAACCTGGGGGAGTCGCTTGCCAACGCGAGCGGACTCTACCACACCGAGGTAAAGCAGTCCGACGGCTCAATCGTGTACTACCTGCACGACAAGCCGACCACGGGGCAGTCCCAGATTATCTACAAGGTGACTGCCAGCGGCATCGGCATCTCGACTGACGCGGGAAAGACCTACGCCACGGGACTCAGCGCTGACGGCAACGCCGTCCTTAACCGCATCTACGCGATTGGCATCAACGCGGACTACCTGACCACTGGCCGGATCAGCTCTAAGAAGGGAAACAGCTTCATCGACCTGGACACCGAAGAGGCCAACCTTAAGCTGGGGAATACATCGACCGTCGGCGGCAAGTACATCGCCACTACGGATGTTGCCGCGTCAAAGACCGTGACGAAGTACGCCACGTCAACCAGCAACACGGCTGCGCCGACAAGCGGCTGGCGGGACTCCTGCCCTCCGCGCAAGGCTGGCAGCTATATCTGGTTCAAAATAGTCACCGTCATGCAGAGCGGCGCCCAGATTGAGTCCATGCCGTCATGCATCAGCGGAGTAGACGGCAAGGACGGAGCAACTGGCTCCCAAGGCCCTGCTGGCCCGGCTGGAGTCAACGGCACCAACGGCAAAGACGGTCGCGGTATCAAGTCGTCCGTCCCCGAGTACTACCTGAGCACCACCCCGAGCGCCGTGACTGGCGGCTCATGGTCGACATCTGTCCCTGCATGGTCCAGCGGGAAGTACTACTGGCAGCGACTTCACATCACGTGGAGCGACGGCGGCTCATCGTATACCGACCCCGTGTTCAACTCGGCTCTGACCTCGGCGAACCAAAACGCCAAGACTGCGGTTGACACGGTCAACGGACTAGACCATAA